TGCATTTGATAAAGATGAATCCCATTCAAACACTGCACTATCATGTATTAAACAAATTGCTTTGTCACCAAAATTATCAAGTGACCACATACCAGGTTCTAATACTAAATCACCAGATGCAGCTTCGCCCCATGCCACATAGTTTGCTGTGCTAGTCACCGTATCTCCAGCACCATGAGATGCTGCTGTTGTATTTCTTACACCTCTTGTTACACCTGTTAATTCGTTAGATGTATTGATCCCTGTATAAGATATTTCTTCAGTGCCTATTAATAAAAAGTTTGTACCTGAATCTGGAAATTGTGATGGATCTGCTAATGTAATACCAGTTGTAGCTGATGAGTTAATTGCACCTGATAGTGTTGTAGTAAAAGCTCCTACTTCTTCACCGCCCCAAGTTCCTAAAGACCAACCAAAACCTTTTGCTTGAACTGCTGGTCCTACAGGATAATAATGTTGAACTCTAATACCTCCTGATGTAGTTGCACCAGATCCTGATTCATTCGAAGGCATAGTTACGGTAAGTGTCGTACTAGTCGGTACAGTTGTTACCATAAATTTTTTGTTGTCAAAATCTGTAGATGAAAAATTAGAATTAGTTATTGCACTAAAATTATCTAATAATATTATATCTCCTGCCGATATACTATGATCTCCACTAAAAGTTATTGTAACTTCAGTTGATCCGTTGGTCGTGGTAAATGCATTTGTAAGCGTTGTTGTAGATTTAATAGGGTGTATGTCATAAAATACACCACCTGAGTATGCATATAAAATTCTGTTCGTGCCAATGATTGCGTATTTTCTACCAAGGCTATTTACAAAGTGATGTAAACCACGTCCTGCACCTGTTAAATTACTTTCACCTAATTGCTTCCAACCACCTATTTTTTCAGGTGTACCATATCTAAAACGAACATTATCACAATCAATCCACTGACCCTCTGCAGTCGTTGGTGTAATTTGTTTATTTATACCAGGTTGAAATCCTATCTTCTGTAACATAGACCTCCAGATTATATTAGATTGCGTTGTATATCAACGAGTTTTGACTATTCCTAGCATTGGTCTTTTATCATACAAATTGGACTTTGCAAACCTTCCATCTGCATGATTATAGTGTAAAAACACTTGACCACATAAATTACCCTCAAAAGGCTCTCGCCAGTGCTCTAGTTCACAACCAGAGTAAATAAGCATATCTCCTGGTTTTAAGTCTACTTTTACACCTTTAGGTGCACCAGGCTTATGTATGTTTTTATACTCGTCTATGACGTTGTTAGACCCCGTAGGATCGATAAATATAGGCCAGTTATCCCCACCTAGATTAAGTGTAGTAGATATTTCACAGCTGGGTCTGTCCTTGTGTCTTTTTAATATATTACCTTTTCTATAGAGTCTTGTGTAAGAATATGTAGGCACTAATTTAAGTCCCGTTTTCTTTTGCATAACATCTATGGTTTTAACTAACAATGTTTCCATAAGTCTATCACTATATTTAGCATAAGACCCTGGAACTTGTGGATCGTTAAAATTACCAACTAAAGAATTACCAGCATGTGTTACACCATTATTTAACATCCAGTGATCTGCCTCTGCTGATATTTGTAAATACCTATATGCTACGTCTGCTATCTCTTTTGATACAGCACCACGTATAACTTGATATTTATTTTTCTTAAAACTCATAGTTGTATAAAATTAAATGATACAGATATTCTCCAATTCTTTTCACCTTTTTCTGTATTCATATTTATATCAACACCATGTGGAAGCCAAGATGGAAAGAATATCATACGACCTTCTATAGGTTCATAAGCACAAACTCTCCACAATGCTTCTGGCATATCTTTTACTCTTCTAGGCATAATTATATTAGGTCCTGGTCTTGGATCTTCCAAATACAAATGACCTGATTTTTTTGGCACCTTAATATAATATACACCTGACCACATTGAGTTAGGGTGAGTATGAAGTTTATTATAACTATATGTTGGATTAATATTAGCCCACATATTACCAAGGCCTAGTTTACCTTCGATACCATAATCTTGATTACACTCGTAAGCCATTTTAAATAATTCTTCTATTAAAGGTTTATATTCTTTTCGTTTATCCATATCAGTTTTACTGTGCCAACCAAAACCAGAGTTTGTTTTCTTTTCACCCTTAGGATCTGCCTTACGCCATTTTTTTATTTCTTTAAATAAATACTTATTTAACTCTTTAGCGTTAGGTATATCTTTAAAATATACAGCAGTTGGAAATAATATTTTTCTTTGTAATTTCATTTAAACGGTGGTCCTCCAAACCACATAACTAAAGATTTTCTTACACCTTTTTTAACAGGTGCAACTTTGTGTCGTAAAAACGATGCAAAAAATATTGCTTGTCCTTGTTTCAAGGGCAGTGGTTTTTGATCACCCATTTCTGAAAAAGTTAATTCACCACCTGTAAACTCTGATGGATCTGATAACAAACAAGTCATAGATATTTTACGTATTGGATTCTGACCTTGTTGACCAAAAGCGTTTAGATCCATGTGCCAATCATAAAAACCTTTTTTAGGATACACCGTAAATTGTGCAGGTTCCGTGAGTCGTACACCATCAAACATAAAATGATTTAAGTTTACGATTGATAATTGGTTTTCAATTACTTTGTACATCTGTGGTAGTTTATCAAAAGGTATCCAAGATATGGTTGTTACTCTTTTTTTAGTATCATACTGACCTTTTTCTCCACCACCAACTTTTGCCTGTTCTGGTGCACATTGATGACCAGCATCGATAATCATTTTACATTGCTCTGGTGAAAACATTGGTTGTGTTGTTATGGCAACATAAGATTGCCACGCTGGCATTCGTGGTACTTGTGTCATTCGTTTTGCCCCGATCCAGTTCGTGATGCTACAGGATTGTAATCAATATCCACATTACAAACTAATGTTCTCCTAGTTTCTTTGGTTCCGTTAAATGGATATACGCAGTGTCTCATGTCGTACGGAAAAACATAAAAGTCTCCTATCTTCATATCAGGCGAATAATCTGTTTTAGAAAATTGTCCGTTAGCTGAACCAATAATCTGTAGTCTACCATTCATAGGTTTTTCTTCAGCGGAATATTCAACACCTGTATCTTTTGGTAATTTTAAAATCATCACAGAAGATAAACCTGTATAGAGTTTACCTTGATGAATATGCACAGGATTATATTCATGTGCTTTCATCTCATTAACCCAAATAGAATTTATCGACTTGTTTGTTGGACCTATTTTATTCCAACCTGTGTAGTGGTCAAAGATAGACATAAACCATTTAAGTATATCTTGTGGTAAAAAACAATGTTGATGCATCTTATCGTTGTTAGGACCAGAATAAAATAAAGACACTTCATCTTGTATTTTACCTACTAATTGTTTGTTGGCTTTTGGTAATTGTTTTTTCTGTTTTTCA